TATTTTTATATAATCAATGCACATATTTTCCAAAAAATATTACAGCACATTTAGCTAATAAAATGATGGAAAAGTATTTGGATGAAAATATTTATCCAAATCAACAACGTTATGGTTCATTGTTAGATATTATATTAATAGAAGAAGGTATACCACATTTAATTTATAGACCAACATTAGTTCAACATATAGATGATAAATCAACAAGAGATCGTCCGCATATGTGTAGAAATACAATTTACTTTAAAGATTATTTAGATGAGATTGGTATAACAATGGAAGAAGCATTTTATAAAGATAATCAAGAAAAATTACAAAAATTATTAGATGCAGATAGAGAAAAATGGTATAAAAAAAAATAAAGGAGTAATATATGAACAAGGAGATTAAGATAACTGCAAAACTCTTAATCTCCATAGCTTTTATTAACCTATTCTTCATGTTCTGCTTTGAGACTGCATATAATCATATTTTATATAAAAATTATTCTGAAGTATATGAAGAGGTTAGAACTATGGAGAATAGAGTTGATAAATTGATAGAGATGAATTTAAAACTATCAAATTATATTATTAAAGGAGGTAATCAAAAATGATAAACTTTAATGGTTTAGAAGGATATTTCGTAGGTATAACTATTTTAGGCTGTCTAGTAATAGGTTATATTATAAAGCATGCAAGTTTCCTTAAGTGGATTCCAAATAATGATATCCCAATCATATTAGCCATATTTGGTGCTATTATAAACTGTTTTGCTAGTGGTTTATGTTTAGAAAGTATTATTTACGGAGCTATAATGGGATTATCTTCAACTGGTTTACACCAGGCCTTTAAAAAGTTCGTAGAAGGTACGAATGATAACGGGGGTCTAAAGTAATGCCAACTGAAGCAATATTTCAAATGGTTGGTACTGTTTTAGTAGCTTTAATAGGTCTAGTTGGTATATGGTTACAAACTAGAAGCCATACTAAAGCTGTTAAACAGGAAGAACTACTAGCAAAAGTCAATACTAAAATAGACTCCATAAAAGAAGAGTCTAAAAAAGATGATGCAAGACTCAATGAAAAATTAGATGATATTGAAATGCAAAATTGTAAGCGTTTCCTTATTGTTGAAATAATGAAAATTAAAGACGGCGCTTATGCACCAAACGAGGAGCAAAAACGTATGCTCCATGAAACTAAAACTCGTTATAATAATCGTGGAGGAGACTCGTATATAGATTCAATGTTTGATGAGTTAGTTGAAAAACATATTTTATAAGGAGGTATAAAAAATGTCTACAATGATTGACAAATTAAATGATATTTTAGATGAAAAACATTCTAAAATTATACCAGAAAATATTAAGGCTGGAGTTACAGCTTTTGGTGTCAATGGTTCTTTAAAAGCTGGCGGAGATGTTAAATTGTTTAAATCAATTGAAGCTATGAATGCTGATACTAATAAACAAAAAGATGATTTAGCAATTGTATATACAGATACAATAACACATTTAACTTCTTCTGATGTTGGCAAACAGATAGACCATTTAATATTACCTGATATCATAACACTTAGCAAACAATTTACTGGTAATAATAAAGATATAATATTAAGAAATGAAGATGCCGGTTTGTTTTTAGACATTCAAATGGCTACATCAATGCTTATGTTTGATGGTCATTCTAATGGTGGACAATTTATGGGTAATTATATGACACAATCAGATGGTGTTACATTAAAAAAAGAACGATTTGATATAATGACAACTGACGTTACATTAGAAAATGATGTCTTAAAATTCTCGCAACCAATGACTATAGAAAGTATAGAAGACGTCTTAGTTGGTGAGGCATGTATATTATCAAGACATACGTTTGGAGGGTTATATCAAGCTAATCCTGTTGTAAATAAAGATGATATTGACGTATTAAGAAGTTTTTCTGGTTATAGTGATATAAGCACTGTTAGAGAAAATATACATGTTGGTGCTGATAAAATTACTGAAGTTAGAAATGCTTTAATTGCTGCTGGAGTTCAGAAGAATGGTATATTTATATTTAATGGAGATACTGCTGATTATATATATTATAAAGGTGATTATGACGGATTTTGGGCAGCTATGGTTAATGGTGAATTATGTATTGTATGTTCTATAAATTACGAAAGTTCATGCGATGCTAAAACAGTGATGCCGATGATAAAAGCGACTTATGATTTTACAACTAAACAAATTACTAATACTGAATTTGAAACTGTGCCAACAATTGATCAATTAAATTTAACTAAGCAAGTTGCTTTTAATGCTACTAATAGAACATGGATGTTATTAAGTACTAAATCAGATATAATTGGATCTTATGATAATGGCGATATATATTATATGAATTTACTACATATATGGGTTGGTGATGATGCATCAAATGAAACATATGTTGGATATTCTCATAATAAATACGAATATGGACTAGCAGAACAATAAAAGGAGGTAAATTATGTCAAGTTTAAAAACTAAATTAGAAACAATAAAAGAAGACAATATAGATTCTAATAATTTAATAGATGATATTATGTATCCAGTAGCTCAAGCTGGACAAATTTTAAATAATATTACTGGTACAGCTGATACTATTTCAGGTTTAGGTGGAACTGAGCAAGATGTAATCAACAAAGCCTCTGAAGTGATGGGTGAAATTAATTAATATTAATGAAAGGAGAATAAACCTATGGGAGATGAAAACTTTAATGTAGAAAAAGAACCTACAGAAATTAACAATCAAGAATTAAGAAATTATGAAGAGGAGGAAAAATAATATGGCTAAATTAGGACCAGATATCTCTGCATGGCAGGGTAATATCGATATACGTACGTTAGCAAACCACTGTGACTTCTTTATATTTAGAAGTCATGCTGGTATCTCAGAGGATAGCAAAGCGGCACGTAACGTCGACTTAGCTATCGACTCTGGAAAACCTTATGGTCTTTATATTTATTCTTATGCATTAAATACATCAAGAGCTGCTCAAGAAGCCGCTAATGTTGTAGCATTTGCTAATTCAAGAAGAGTAAGACCAAAATTCTTAGTAATTGATATGGAGGATGCAGACGGGTATAAAGCTCGTAATGGCATGCCTTCTAATCAAACTCTACGTGATATTTGTAGAGTAGAGTGTGAAGCTTTTGAAGCAGCTGGATATTATGCTATGGTTTATGCTAGTTCTTCATGGTTTAAAGGAAAACTTGCAGGTATAGAAAGCAGATTTGATAAATGGGAAGCTCATTGGCCTACCTCTGGTGGAAAACAAAAAGGAATGAATACGGACCCATCTGGAGAATCAGCAGCAAATTGTGGTATATGGCAATTTACTTCTGCAGGACACTTACCTGGATATAATGGAAATCTTGATATGAATTATTTATACAAAGATGTTATATTAGGAGTGGATTCAAACGAACCTGCCCCTGCTTCGGAACCAGCACCTTTACAATCAGTAGAAGGATCTACTTTAGATCTAGCTACTCAAGTAATGAAAGGTGTGTTTGGAGATGGAGATGATAGAAAAAATAATCTTGGTGATAGATACGACGAAGTTCAAGATTTCATTAATCATATTTATTCTGCTTCTGTTTCTGATCTAGTTGCGGAGACGAAGAGCGGTAAATATGGTAATGGCGAGCAAAGAAAAGTAGTTCTTGGTTCAAGATATGATGAAGTCCAAGATGCGGTTAATGCTTCATACGGAAAGAACTCAAAGAACGAAACTGTTTATATAGTTAAATCTGGTGATACATTATCTGCTATAGCATCTAAATACGGAACAACATATCAAAAGATTGCTAGAGATAATGGAATAGCTAATCCAAATATTATCTATCCAGGACAAAAATTAAGAATAGTTAAATAAATATTAATAAAATGAGAGGGAGATTTACATTTCCCTTTCGTTTTTGTAAAAATCACAAAATTTTTAGCACTTTCCGAAAAAACGACCTCTTAGAATCGATTTTAAGGCACTTTTAAAAAGTAAGGAATATAACTTGTTGTCTAAGGGGGTAAAAACGCTCTATGAGGCTATTAGAGGCCTTTACGTTGAAATGGCTATTTTTCGCGTATTTTACAAGCCATTTTATAGGAAAAAAGGTATGAAATT